TGTCTTCTTTTCGCAACACTAAGGTAAGTGAAAATTCTGACATGGCAAAATCCTGAGCAACTTTTTGTTGTTCAGGTACTTATAAATAAAGTTAAATCAAAGTGTTGCGGAATTAAGGGTTAAGAATTACGCAATATGCAGACAAATGCAATCCGGCGCAGTGCGCAGCGCCCTGTCGACATCAAGGCATGGTTGACAGGAAAGGCACAATCTTTATCCAGATGGTATAACAGCCGTAGTACATTCTATTCAAGGCTGGCCGGCTTCGAGGTTACATGGAAGACGGCAGTACGTGTCAACATCTTCACTCTCCTTATTTGTATAACCGCCATAGTAGCCATGCAGCAGCCTGTGGTCTCTATCGTTTCGGCCGCTTGCTCAGCATGGGTGGTCTACCGGCTTAACGCTGATGACAAGAAAGGAGGTGAGCAATGAGCAAAAGTAAATATTACATTAAGGTAACGACTTTTTCAAATACAACGAAGTTAGGTGAAATCGTGGCACAGCAGGTAAGGGCTACTTATAACAAATCTGTCGTTACCAGTGGAAGAGAGGTAGAGAGAATTACCGAATTTATCATAAACGCCCAGAATGAAGCCATTAAAGAAAATGCGAAACTCAAGCGCATGAATGTTAAGTATTTTACCGGTAAAGGTTACTTCATCATTAGCCTGGAAGCAGCAAACTGCGATACTGAAAGGATGGCTTTTTCCCTATGCGGAGAAATGATTGAACATGAATATTGTGAGAAAGGGGGTGAGCAATGAATAAGTATTATATTACTGTGCAGACTTATTATAATACAACATTATTGGGGCGCGCCGTAGGACAAGAGGTGCTTAGCAAGTTTCACAGGTCATTAGTTTATCAAGAGAACGTCGATAAGGACATAAAAGACTTCATTAACAACGCCATGAATAAGCACTTAAAGAAAAACAGAAGACTAAAGCCTATGCTCATATCAAAGCATGACAACGGCAATTCGTTTGTCATTACCCTTGTACCTCTTAATGGTAATGATATATTGAGGGCTTTTACGCTAACCGGAGAATTGGTTGAGCATGACTTTACAGAGAAAGGGGGTAGCTTATGAAAGGCTATGACACTATACAGGCAGAACGTGAGCTTCTGCAGCCTTCTTACATTGAGAGTGTTATTTCGTTATGCGATGATGTTATAGATTTTGTTATTGAACATTCTGTTGACGACAGCGCTGGCGACGTAAAAGAGAAGGCTTATCAGAGGCTTGAAATGATTTACTGCCTTAGAGAGTTAAAACTTACAATGAACAAATGTCTTAATTCGCAGAAAAATGGAAAATAATAGATATGAAAAATGGCTTGCTGATCTTTCTGAAGACGAGCGTGACCAGATAACAATATTAGACGCATATTTCGCCACACGCTCTAACGTACCGGGCGCATCAGAGGCTACAGGCAGACATCTTGCACCTGAGTACAAAACAACACAAGATATCACGGATGAATTGATACCCATGATGACTGTGTCACCACACATAGTTTCGAAGTATCTTCTGCTGAAAGGTTATACGATGGCTACCTATGACGACGGCACAATCAAGTGGGCAATTTGGCGTGATATTGATATGGCCGGACAAATAGACTGATACATTTTTTTAACATTATACTCTTTCACGTGGACGGGCTCTTCATAGGGTTACGCCCACGTATTTTTATATCCTTATCTTTAATGATACATTTGCTCAAAAAAGTATATGATTACTATTTTGAGCGGTTTATCCGGAACATATCTTTCTGCAACTTTGCCTGACATATCTTTCGGTATTGCCGGGTATAGGGCACACCTTGAAATCAAAGCTGACGACGACGTGCTCTTTGACGATTATCTCTTTCCTTTTGGAGGCAAGATAACATTCTCTGACCTGGCAGAACTTGTGCAGCCTTACGTACAGAGGCGCCTTCTTGCAGGCCTCGCTATTACTATAACCGAGGAATTTAACAACGGTGAAGCTGCGGAAACGGCCACGCTTGATGCCACTGTCGTCTATTGTGCCGCCGATTTCGGCATTAGCAACGCTGATAGTTTCCTCGAGGATCATTACTTGAGCATCTTTGATGGCGACAGGGTTACTGCGATGGGACGGCTTGAGTATCTGCATTATATCGGCGGAGACACGCCAACGGCCACCGCCGAATACAGCGACGGCAGCACTATGAGCTTTTCGGTTGATGTAGTCAGTTCTAATGGCAACTTCAAGACTGTGGACGCATCGCCCGGCCAGTTTGCCACTGAAGGTAAAGTGCTTTGTGCATACACCATCGAGGCTGGAGCCAGGGCGCAGCGTTTCGTCATCGACTTCAAACGTCCTGACTGTGCGCCTATTCTGCTGTTTGAGAACTCTTTCGGATGTGATGAGCTGGTATACTGCACCGGCACGCATACTGTTTCGCCGGAGTTTAACCGCGAATCAGCATACATCAACAAGGTTAAGAAGAATTACAAGATTGAAGAGAACCGTGAATTTAAGGCTGACACCGGCGTGCTTACATTTCCGGCTGCCAACTGGCTGGACGACCTTTTCCGCTCGAAGAATGTACGCATTGTCAATTTCTACAACTCAGAACCGGTCGTTGGCAAGGAAGTAATAATTACCGAATCAAAGTCGGAATATACTAATGACATTGATTCTCTACCTCGATTTACATTCACTTACACATACGCCCAGCGTAACCACAACGTGGTTGACCTCCGCCGTGGCGGAAGGATATTCGACAACACGTTTGACTTTACATTCAACTGATATGGATAAGAAACGCAGAGTAATGCATTTTACCGAGATGCAACATTACATCTCGTTGGCAGAGGAACGGCGCCAGACGCTGAACGTCAAGGCTTGGACGTCTGAAGGCAACATAAACGAATATCAGGGATGGTATGTTCATCACCAACATTGGCGTGGCGGTTATGTGCGGTTGCGCAACCCTGTTAATAACCAGATAAGGCTTATCCCAGAGATATACATACTTGAAGTTAACGGATACACAATTTATTTATGATGGAAAACGAAAACAAATTAGTCGAGGTCGGCAGAAACGGAAACGTTACAAGGTATAAGATGGTGCCTTCAGGCGTAGGCGGTAAAGGCTTCATGGATTCTATCTCGTCTGAATACGGGAAAGACACGGCAAGTGTTTTCGACGAGGACAAAGTCGTAAGCCCTATTCAAATGACTATAAGAGGCAAGCAATATAAGTATGTACCGTTCGGCGTTGACAACATGCTTCCTTTTACGATACGCGACTTTATAAGCAGCAACATGGTTACAGCTCAGTGTCAGCAGTTCAACATACTTGCCTGTTATGGGCAGGGCGTAAGGTTCGTTGACCGAGAGACCAAAAAAGATATCGACAACGAGGAAATTTTGAACTTCTGCCTGTCAAACTCGCTTCACGAGTGTTTCATGGAGCAGGCAACAGACATGAAGTATTTTTTCTTCTCGGTAACAGTCATCATACTTAACCGCAGGGGCGACAAGATAGTCAACGTAAGGAATAAGGATGCTTGCTATTGCCGATTTGAATACGCCCCATCGACAAAATCAGGCAAGATAGAGCATGTCTTTTTCGGTGACTTCCGTGTGGGGAATTTTGACGAGAAAAACATCGAGGTTATACCTCTTCTTGACTATTGGGACCCATTGGGCGACCTCAAGGTCCGCATGGGTCATGTTCCTGACCCGGACACAGGCACGAAGCGTACACCAACGACAGAACGCAAGTTTGCCATACTGAGCAAAATGCCCACACCAGGCAGCCAGTACTACCCTGTGCCTTACTACATGAGCATTTTCCGCGATTCGTGGTTTGACATATACCGCCTGATAGGTATAGGGAAGCGCTTCATGATAAAGAATACCTCAGCCCCGAGAACCCAGATAGAAGTGCATAATGACTATTGGGATAACGTGTGCGCCAACGAGAATATCGTTGGCGAAAAAGAGAGGGCAGAACGTAAGGAGCAGGAGAAGAAAAATATCATGGACTTTATAACAGGCGTGGAAAATGCCGGTAAGGCTATGGTTTCAGGATACTATGTTGACCCTAACGGCAAGGAGAACCGCATGGTCAGGATATACCAGCTCAACGACGCATCGAAAAAAGAGGGCGGCAACTGGAGCGACGACATGAGCGAGGCATCTAACGCTCTATGCTTCGCCCTGGGCGTACACCCTAACCTCGTGGGAGCAACGCCGGGAAAGAGTCAGATGAATAACTCAGGCTCGGACAAGCGCGAGCTGTTCACACTCAAGCAGGCACTTGAGAAGCCAATGCACGACATAATGTGCAAGCCTTACCATGTAATCTTGCATTACAACGGATGGAATAAGATTGCCACGATAGATGTGCCAATGATACAGCTTACTACCCTTGATGAAAACAAGGACTCGAAGCCTGTATCTGTTGACAATAATAAAAAGAAAGGAGAAAACGATGATAACAACGGTAACGAAGGATGAATTTGAGCGGTCGCTGCCGGTCGGCACTTCTGCCCAGGACAACGTTTATGAAATGGTGCTGCCGGAAATTGAAGGACAAATAGCTTTTCTCAGCAATAACCTTTTGGGCCCTGAAGGAATCAAAACTGTTGAGAGCTCAGGGGAGGAGAGCATACTGCACAAGAAATTCGTTGCTCTTGCGTCTGTTTCGGCCTTTTTGTCCGTTTTTCGTCAGCTCGACCTTGTGCTTACTCCTACCGGCTTCGGCGTAGTGTCTAACGACAACGTTTCGCCGGCAAGCAAGCAGCGAGTGGACGCGCTCGAGCAGCAGCTCAAGGTAAAGCTGCTTGTCGACAAGGCACACGTTCTCAACTCCCTAAGGAGCAAGGAATGGGGCGAAACTATACAGGCAAAGAGAAACATACCTACCTTGTTCGACGAATATGAGTTCTTCATCATGCGCCGTGTAAATGGTCTTACAGCTGAAGAATGGCTCAAATTGCAGCAGCCAATAATGGACGCAGATATGTTTCTGCGCCGTAAGATATCCGACAAACAGATGGATGTTCTTATGGCTTATTACAGGACAAATAACGTCGACGAGATGGGTAAGCATGCCGATGCTCTGCTAGCCATCAGGAACTTCTTCCACGTTTGGCTTTTCACAGGCCAGCGAGAGGCTGTAGCATTCCCTCTTAGGAAACTGCTGTCCATACTGGAATCGTCTAAAAACATAGACTTGTACGACGAATATCTTAATTCAGAAGCTTACAAAGTAAATCATCATGAAGTTTTTCACAACACTAAGGACTCGACAGCCTTCTTTTTCAACGGATAAGTCAGTTGACTTGTACGCACCTAAATCATGGCGCGAGCTTACTCAAGAGCAGCTGCATTATGTCTTTACGCTGATGGCGACGTTTGCCGACCTTACTGTCGTCAAAACCTACATGTTTGTCCGTTTTTGTGGACTGCATGTGGCTAAAAAGGACAGTTTCGGGTGGATATGCTATGTGCGCACAGGCAAATTTGGACTAAAGAAAAAGAGCATCACCATACAGGCATGGCAGATAGAATACCTTATAAAGCAGTTTGACTTCATCGACACGTATGTGGGCATGGGCGTCAGGTTGGATGACGTCCGCCGCCTGCATGCGGTCGATGTTAATCTGCATGGCGTAAGATTCGCCGACTATCTTTCGGCTGAGAAATACTACCAGGCTTATTGTCTTAACAAAGACGACCGCTTCTTGGTCTCTCTTGCACGGGAGCTTTACCGAAAAAAAGACGGCTCAAAACCTGCCAAAATAAAGCTCGATAAAGCGCAGATTCTAGGCACATTTCTGTGGTACTCGTACGTTAAGGATGTACTCGCCAAAGCTTTTCCGCACTTCTTCAAAAAGGTTGACCTCACAGATCAAGATGGTGGCGGCTTTGACTTCATGGAATCTGTGAACGTGCAAATACGCGCCCTCACTGATGGTGACGTCACCAAGGAACAACTGATATTTGATACCGACTGCTGGCGCGCGCTGACAGAACTTGATGCAAAAGCAAAGGAGTCAGAAGATTTACGCAAGAAAATGAAGAAATAATGGAGACGAATAACACATTCAACGCATACGATTATTTTAAAAAATTGGCAGAAACGAACAAACTCGCTCAGGCTAATAATTTCAAAGCTTGCTTCTGCAGTGGCCCTGAAGGCATTAACGATGTCATGCAGGAATTTAGAAAGTACGCCAACTTCATCATGATTGATGACACAACTTCGCAAAACACTTATAGCAAGGGTGTAACTTTTTTCGACAAAAACGTTTACACAGTTTTTATACTCGCCTCTTATACCTTCGATGACATGAAAGACCGTGAGGAAAAACTGAATCTTTGTCGGCGTATATTCCGCCAGATGCACAGCCGTTTGATACACGACAAGAATACAATGGAATATGGCGACAGCCTTGAGTACATGGATATAAGTTCCATATACTCTAAGGAGCTTCCTCGATATTCGATGAATGGCGTTACTGGTCTATATTTCATGGTGAATAACGACGAACCGGTAGACCTTACATTCAACGCTGACGAATGGCAGGAAGACTAAGGAAATTTGAGATAATTTTAAGAAAATTTCCCTATTATGGCAACGAGATTATACGAAGGCAACAGGACACAGGCGGACATCGACGCATATAACCGAGGATGGGCAAGATATCTTGTGGATATCCTTCAGGAACAGATAGACAAACTTTCGGTAAGCGATACAGGCAGCCTGAAACAGAGTATCGAATATGCCATTGACGGAACAGATACCATTAAACATAAGTTTCTCATGTACGGATTATATGTTTCCGCCGGAGTCGGCAAAGGCTTTAAACATGGCAATGGTGGAGACTTGCTCTTTATGAATGACAAATACCGAGAAGTCAATGGCTACGGCTATAAGCAGGTAGGCGCCGGCCTGTCAGAAGATGCCATGCTTGCACCGAAATTTGAGCATATAACTGTCAAACGAGGCAAGAATGCCGGCAAACAGGCTGCACTTGTAAGAGGTAAGAGGAAGAAAGAGGATTGGTTTATGCGTAAATACTATTATCAACTGCAACGGCTGAACGAGAAACAGGCACTAATGTATGGCGAAGCATATCAAGGACTGGTTTCTTCTTTCTTACAAGGTCTATTCGGTTCGGTAAATTCGAAGACTCGAATACGTTCAAATAGATTCTAAATGTATTTTTATATCTTGAAATACTGAAGTATTTTCGCATCATCATGGACGATATAAGAGACCAGTTGAGACAACAATTCACGCAGATCCGAGACGAACGCCGGAAAAACGCGAATACAGCGGAGAGGATAGGTAATGCTCTCCTCTCCTTACTCTCATATTGCAACATTGATACAGGAAAATATCTCCGTAAGGATATAGAGGACATTGCACAGAAGGTTATAACCTTTCTTGATGGTGCATATTTCGGCACCTTTACCAGCTCTATTGTCAATGGAACAGGAGCTGCCATTGACAAAGATGGTAATGCCGAAGTTGAAAGCCTTAAAGTACGCTCTTTTGTCGAAGTGATGGACATGATTGTCAATCGACAACAGGCTCTCGAGGGCGACCAGATACTCACGGAGTCGGACACAATCGAGACAGTAGAAGATTTGGGATATGGTACATACAGGTTAAATCTCAGGCGAAAATGGGAAGGATATTTTACTGCTCAGGCTCAAAATAACGTACTGCGAGGGATAATTAATACTCTTAGTTCAGGCAGTGGTGATTATTATACCTCATGGATGCGTGTTAATAGCGTTAATACAGCGAACAACAGTATAGAGGTTACACTTTACCCTGATGATGAAGTGCCTGCTGGTAAAAATTTCCCTCCCTGCAGTATGATGAAGGTGGCACGCTGGGGTAATCAGACTGATACTTTACGCCAGAGCTGCATATACCTATCCAGCACCGAGGGGCGTATAGTACGGCTTACCGGGGTAACAAAACCTATCATAGACACAGCAAACTACGGTGCTACTTTCGGCACATTGCCGGAGTTCCTGTTAGCGATGGACTTGCCTATTATCGAGGGGCAGGATTATGTGTATGCACGTGGACTGATAGTGCAGGACATTATACGCATAGACTATCAAGGCCAGCCGGTATGCGAGATAATAGACCGGGGACAGTGGAGTGCGGACGCTGACTATTACTGCAAGACTTTGAACCCCACCACAGGGCAGTACGAGATTTCGGACGTGTGGTATATGGGGTGCAAGTACCGATGTGCCAAGACCGGCACAAAGACGGCCCCGGCATGGAATAACACCGACTGGGCGATGATAGAGGGCAACCCGGAGTTTACCGTAGAGTTTGCCGACACTGACTACATATTTGACCCCGATAGGTTTGCACTGACACTTACTATCATAGCCAAGTTGTACAATATCGATATAACAGATGACATACTGGACGCAGATGTGCAGTGGACGCGGTACAGCGAGGATGCGGACGGTAACGAGCGTGTAGCGTCCGATACGGCATGGGCGTTAAAGCGAGCCAACGAGGGCAAGTCTATAGACCTGACGGTAGCGGACTGCGACTTTAACGGGTATATCCCTAAAACGTTGAAATTCATAGCGACAGTTACGCTGCGTGACGGTATGGGTAATGAAGCTGGTACCGAAAGCGCAGTTTTCGAGTATTAGTAGAAAGGTATGCGATATGAAAAAGATTATAGACTATTTCGGAGCAGACGGTTTGCTGCACATTATCTGCTGCATGGTGATTATGCAGGTGTTAGGTAACTTTTTGCCTTTGTGGGCGGCGGTTTTGATTACTGCCGCTATCGGTTTGGGCAAAGAATATATCTGGGATAAGCGACTGAAAAAAGGCACGTTTGACAAACGCGACCTGCTGGCAGATTGTGTAGGTATTATTTTAGGACTTATTTAACTGCGGATGGCATGAAAACAAGAAGATTTGATTTTAACTGGAAGCCGCTACAGCTACAAATATCATTTGCCGTAGTTGGAAGCGTGCCGGACAAGCAGAACTACAGCACCGACACGCAGGAATACACACCGGACTATACGCTGACACCGCTAATTATCCAGCCGGTTGTGTCTGTGTTGGATAAAGACGAAGTGGTAGCCGCAGGGCGCATTAACCATGCGCTGACAAACATACGCTGGTATGAGAACATAGACGGCACGCAGAAGCTGATAGATGCGAACAACGCCAGTTATGAGATAACCACCAGCGGCGGCGATGCAGGGCGTATTAGAGTGAAGAAGAACGCCGAGCCGAAAATACCTATTACGCTGGTGTTCTATGCCGAGTATGTGGATAGCCGTAACGGGCAGGTTATGATTATCCAAGGCAGCTACTTAATAAGCTGTAGCAGTGCGGCAGACCAGATAAGGGTAGAACTGGACGCGGCAGACCAAACCGTATTTAATCCTTTGGCTGACGGACAGACGCAGAACGTGGCAGCTACCGTGTGGCTGGGCGACCAAGTATGCCCCAGCAGCAAATATGCGCTGGTATGGGAAGTGATGGGCGAAGATGGCAGCTGGCATGAAGCCGAAACAGACGCGGTGATGGATTATGACATAACCGTTAATGATGACAACACGGTGACGGTAAACAAACGTCTGATGGGTACTGAAATGTATCTGCGGTGCAGGGTTAAATATAGCGCAGACGGCAACCCCGGCAGCGTGGCTTTGACCGATGCAAGCCCACAGGCGGTTATCAGTTTCGTTAGGCGCATACCGAAATATGAGTATGAAATGACGGGCGTACCCTACAACATCCCGGCAGGCATACTAAGCATAGCACCAACAGCCATTATCCGAACCACTAACGGAGAGATAGAGGACGCGGAAAAAGAACTGCTACCACTGTGGTACATAGCCACAAACAAGGCAAGTGGAAGCCTAAGTTATTCACTGGTGGCACACGGCATAAGCCCGATAATCCCTACAGCCAAAATGGATGAAAATTACGGGGCTGTTATCGGTCTGGATGTTAAAGACCGGGGATATGTCGGCGCGTTTATAGACAACGCCGACGGCGCGGTGATGTGTGACGCTGACGGCGCAGTTATAGTTATTCACTAAAAGTTTGATTATATGGCACGTTACATTAAAGTAAACCCAAAGGTGGCAAGACACCTAAGATTAGAGAATGACCGCAACCAAGTTGCGGACGGTAATTATCTGCTGTGGCAGGCCGATATGCTTGCATTTGGCAGGTTAACTGAACTGCCGAGCATATTGGCACAAATCGGAGGCATATCCCTACAGGCGCACGAGGCAAGAGAAGAGCAGGACGGCATAGTGCTGCGAAAACTGCCTATCGCCACTGACCCACGGTTTATAGAGGATGTGCAGGAACCGGCAGAAGATACCGGCATGGAAGACGGAACGGAGATACCGACACCGGGCGATGTGGAAGATGCGGAAGATGATACGCAGGAACAGCCCGAAACGGAAAGCCCCGACACAGACAGCGCGGAAGAAGCCGAAACAATCACTAAAGAAGAAACGGAGGTTTAACAATGAGTACAGCGAGCACCAGTAGAACTATTAAGTTTATCAGCAAGGCCGGAACCTACACGGCTGTTATCATGTCACCCAGCGGCGACCTGTACCAAGAGTACGAGGGTACGACTAATGACGTTACCGCAGTGTACCCGGACTTTGAAACACTAAAGCCCGTGTTATACTTCGTCTGCACCAGCAGCCGAGTAGCCGAGGGCGTGGCAGACCCGGACGCAATGGAGTATTATTTCAACGACCAAAAGATTAGTTTCAGTGGCGGTGTATCTACAGGCACTTTCGCAGGCTATTTCAAAACAGTAGCACCGAGTGGCGACCAAATGTATTACGGTCTGCAAATCCTTAAAAACATTGCGGAGCTGGCAGGCTACGCGCCGGCTGTAATTAAAATGGTGGCCACTATCAGTTATGGCACACAGAGCGACCAGATACAGGCCACATATACCATACCGATACAGCAAGCGACAGGAAACAGCTACCACGTTACTATAGCGGCAGGCGACACAAAGAATTTCGTTATAACCGACAAGGGCGGCAGCTGTATTCTTAAAGCGATGGCATATCAGAGTGGTAACGCACTGACAAAGGATTTGACCTACAAGTGGGAAAAGATGGGCGCAACCGGCTGGGAAGAATTAAGCGGTAAGACCAGCCAGACACTGACCGTTTCAGGCAACGACATTAACACCTATGGCGAGTATCGTGTACACGTTTATAGGTCTGGTGCCGAAATAGGCACGGACATTCAAGGCGTGATGGATGCAAGCGACCCCTACGACATAGACCCACATCCCGACCCAGAAGATGAGGCGATAACCGAAGATACGACAGGTAACGGGCAAGTGACCTATACGCCGGTAGTAGTCAAACGCGGCACATCTGCTAAGGCTTTAGATACACAGTTTTATTTTGTGTTGAAAGACGCTGCCGGTGTTTACCTCAATACGGACAGGGATACGCCTAAAGCAAGCCAAACAGTGACACGAGCGCACTGTCAGCAAGCCGGCGGCGATGTGTCGGTAACTATCACAAGCGTGGAGTAAAAGGATATGGCAAAAGTAACCAAAACGCAGGTAGTTAAATTTATTCGCAAAGGTGAAAAGGGTGACCCGGCAGTTAATATAATTGTCGGTAGTGACACAGTTGTTTTCACTAAATCTGGCCAAGCTGCTAAAATTACATTACAAGTATTTATCGGTGATAGGCAGTTAAACTATGGTGACGGTACAAATGATACTTTTGTTTGTAGTACTTTAGGTAATAGCCACTATATACTGGATAATAACGTATATTGGACATTTAAAATTGAGAGCGATAATAAGACATTTGACTACCTATTGAGCCTACAAAATAAAGCGGATTTGTCAGCTGTTTTACCTTTTACTATTACCGTTAATGGTATATCTTATAGCAAGACACTTACAATCAAGACGGTTTATGACGGTACGGACGGCATATCAGTAATGCTTTCACAAGACAATATCGTTCACAAAAAGAGCGAATATGTCAGCACATATACGATAAACATAAGCCTTATTGATAAAGTTGCAGTTGCGCCTTCTGGATATAGAATAAATATTGAGAGCTTCCCCGTGGGGATAACTCCGCAAATATCGCAGAATGGAACTGATGGATATAAGCTCATGGTCGGAATACTGCCAACAGCAACTTGGGACACTACGATACCTATTACCCTTATCATAACATACGGCACGTACAAGATTACAAGGCTTGTTTATGTATCGGTTATAGATAATGGTGAAAAAGGTGAACGTGGAGCAGTGTCGCGTGGTCCTCAAGACTGGAATGAGCTTGGAGACGGCTATCAGTTCTATAGTGGAGCTTCTGGTGAATTATATTTTGATAGTATCTATTATAACGGCAACTTTTATCTATGTAAGAAGTCACATACAAAGAGCTCTCTTAATTATCCCGGAAGTACAACCGACAACAATAATGGATATTGGCAGTTGGGTGATAAAATAGCCCTTGTGGCTGCAACGGTATTACTTGCCAAATATGCCGTTATAAAGAACCTAGGTGCGGAAGGCATTACAATGAAAGATAAAGAAGGTAATGTCGTCTTCAAAGCTGAGAAAGGTTCTTTAATATGCAAAGTCGGTACTTTTGAGAACGTTGATGTTTCGGGTATAGTCCATGCGAGTTTGATGTATAGCTCAGTCAAGTCATTCAATGAACAGAATACGGGTTCTTCAATGTATAACATAGACCCGATAAACGACCCTGCAAACACTTTTTACATTGTTGCAGCCACGGGACATACAAAATTCATGAACTTACCCGATGCTAACACATACGAAGGTCTTGAACTAAACTTCTATCAAGCCGTTCTGACAACGGCAGGAATGGGAGATATTTATGTGGCAGCAGCAAGCTCGCAATACATATACTACAATACGGTAGGCAGACTTATAAACGAAAATACCGTACCCGTTAAAATATCGCCTGCGTCAAGAGACACAAGGATAAAAATATCCGCAAACGAAGTCATAAGACTAAAAGCAATGAACGGAGCATGGTATGTAATGACAGGGCTAGTAACAGAAGAGTAATAATTTTAATACATAATATTATGGCAACAAAAAAAACAAAAACTTTGGCGGCAGTATCTGCCGTGTCAACCGTGAACACAGACCAGTATATACCGTTGACTGATGGTAATGGCAATGTAACAAGGGTATCACTGGCGAACCTCAAATCGGCGTTATTGGCAGGCATGGACTTAAACGCCATGAATGACGGCGTATTTATCATGTTCCACCGTAACAGTGATGACTATCCGCTGGCGGTAAAACCGCATAAGTGGGCAAGCTATCAGAGTAGCGGCGAAATAGCAGATGGCGTGTTAGTTGTAGAGGGTGGCAAAATGCTGGTGGTAGCACCCACGGAAGCTACACTAACGTGGAGTAGCGCGGCGGTAAGCGCAGGCGGCAAGACCACGACTGACCGATTAACCGCACTGGATGACTGGGCAGGAAAAACAAGTACAGCCGAGCAGGTGAAGCATAGCGAGTGCAACACGACAAGTTATGCGCCGGGCTTTTGCAATGCTTACAGCCGCGTAAATTCAAACGGCAAAGGACTGACAGCCGGGCGATGGTGGCTACCGTCTTTGGGCGAGCTGATGATGATTTATGCGAATATGCGCAAAATCAATTATGCCCTATCGCTGATTAACGGAGCTACACAGTTGGCAGAAACGGCATACTGGAGCAGTACCGAGTCCAGCACGACCGGTGCGTGGTATTTGGCCGTCGGCGATGGCCGCGCGGGCTACCGCACTAAGGCCACGAGCCAGGGTAGGGTTAGGCCCGTTTCAGCATTTTTGAATTAGTGGTTAATTGTTAAACTTTAACCTTAAAGTGCGGCGGTAGCCGCACAAGACATAGAAATTTCCTTTTATCTGCAAAGCGCAAAAGTAGAATATATGAACAAATCGAAACTGGTATCTAACACGCAGATATATTTAGACTGCCGTAAACTGTTAGACGAAATACTGGATATTACGCCGAACTTTCCACGGGCCTATAAATTCAGTATCGGCAATAAGATGCACGATATAGGTGTGGACTTAATCAGCGAAATATCGGCTGCGTACATCAACCGCGACAAGCAGGTGCGCATACAGCATTTGGTAAATTTCCAGTCCAAGTTTGAAGTATTGAAAACTTTGCTGCGCATTGCAGGTGAAAGGAAATGGATATTAGGCAGAAGCAGGCACGCAAATATTATCGAGCTGACGGACGCTATAGGCAAACAATCTACAGCGTGGAAGAACTCACTATTAAAATTAGTCAGCAATGTAGATAGCGAGTAAATGCCAGATTTGGAAAGTTACGACTAACCAAGCGTGCAAGTTATCTGTAAAAATGGGCTGCGCACTATCTTTTATAGTTAAGACCAAGTAAGTGCAGCACGGAGTTGCGAGTACAGCACGACCAATGCGTGGAATTTGAACCTCAACAATGGCAACGCGAACAACAACACTAAGGCCACGAACCAGAATAGGGTTAGGCCCGTTTCAGCACCTTTACGGATATACCGACACACTAAGTAGATAAAGAGGATATGGTTACAACGGATGGAATGTTAGAGGCATATTTTGACTGCCGCAAAAGCAAGCGGAGAACAGCCAGTGCCATAATGTACGAAATAGACTACGGTAGCAAGCTAATCGCACTGCGCGACCGTATCAATAACCGTACCTACCAGCCGGGTAAGTCTATCTGCTTTGTCGTAACGCGCCCACGGTATCGAGAAGTATTTGCGGCCACTTTTGAGGATAGAATAGTACACCACTGGATAGCCCTACGGTTAGAGCCACTCTTTGAACAGGTGTTTAGTCCGCGCACGTTCAACTGCCGGAAAGGTAAAGGACAACTGTACGGCGTTACCATGCTTTACAACGACATAAAAGAGTGCAGCCAGAACTACACCCGTGACTGCTATGTAGCCAAACTCGATTTGCAGGGCTTTTTCATGTCGATAAACAAAGTGATGTTAGCCGACATGATAGACGCTTTTGTAGCCGAATACTACAAAGGTGATGACGTAGCGGATTTGCGTTATCTGTGTCGTGTGGTTATTCTGCATTGCCCGGAAAAGAACTGCGAGCGGCACAGCCCATTGCACTACTGGAACTACCTACCGGCAAACAAATCGCTGTTTACGAATGGCGAGGGGCTGGGCGTAGCTATCGGAAACCTGTTTGCGCAGCACTTTGCAAATTTCCTGCTTAACATACTGGACTGGTACCTGCTGAATGATTTAGGGTTTATATATGTCGGCAGGTATGTAGATGATTTCTACATAGTGGATGTGGATAAACAGAAGATATTAGCGGCAGTGCCGAAGATTAGGCAGCTACTGGCTAAATACGGTCTGACCCTGCACCCTCACAAATTCTATATCCAGCACTACACGAAAGGCGTAGAGTTTACCGGGAACATAGTGAAGAAACAGCGGATATATGTTTGTAACCGCACGATGAAAAACTTTGTTATGGCAGTGCGCAGGCTCAACCGTGCCGACACCATAGAGGAAGTGGAACACGCGGTTAGCAGCATAAACAGTTATCTGGGCTTCATGCAGCACGCCAACGAATACGGCAAGCGGCGTAAAATCCTAAAGATGATAGAGCCAAAGGCGTTTAAGTGGGTGTATATCCGTGGCCACTTTGATACGGTGGTAATTAAGAAGAAATACAAGAAAAGGACATTAACCCTACAACGCATAAGAGATGGCACATACTGATGACAAAAGAAAGCCGGAAGCCGTGCTGCGCCTATCCGAGTTAGACACAGAATTAGTGCAAGTGCTTGCCAAACACTGGCTGGTAATTGCAGAGCAGCAAGATAACCAGATTATATTAACGCTATACAAACATGACAAATGAAGGAGATTATAACTACAGTAGTGGCACTGATAACTGCACTGGGCGGCTGGGAAGCGATTAAATACCTGCTGAACCGTAAAACTAATGCCCGGATAGCAGATGCAAACGCTTTCAAGGTGGAACGTGAGGCATTGATAGAGGACTACAAGCGCGTGCAGGGCGAAGTGGACGAGCTTAAAAAACAGGTGGCGAAACTGTACACGGAAATAGACACACTGAAAAATGACCGCCTAAAACTGATACAGGAAAATAACGAGCTGAAATTAGCACTGAAAGAAGCAGAAAAGCGCGTCTGCCTACGACCGGATGACCAGTGCCTGCAAAGGCTTAGCCCGGACGACCACTGCCGGTTAAGAAAGATACTGCGCGGCGAGTATGCCAAAGACCACCCAGACGCTATTATTACGGAAGAAGACATGAAGAAAGAACCTAAAAACGATAACGGAAATGAGAAAGATTGAACGCATTTTTATCCACTGCACCGCTGGAAGCCAGAAGCAGACAATCGAGGATTTGAGAAAAGAGTTTAAGAACAAGGGATGGAAGAACCCCGGCTACCATTATGTGGTCATGCCTGATGGCACGATAAAACAGATGCTCGGAGAGGAAAAAGTGAGCAACGGAGTACAGGGCTACAACTCGACATCTGTTAATGTTGCCTATGTAGGCGGCATAGACTCAAATGGCAAGGCTGTAGACAACAGAACTGAACCACAGAAGGCAAGTCTTGTAAAGCTGCTTAAGGAGTTGAGGGGCCGTTATCCGAATGCTCAGATACTTGGTCACAGGGATATCAGCCCTGACACCAATCATAACGGCAAGGTTGACTCATGGGAGAGGATAAAGGAATGTCCTTGTTTTGATGCCATAACAGAATATAAAGGTGTATAGTTATGGGAATGGTTAAAAGGTTGTTATTTCTCATTATCCCCTACATCATATTGAGTTTGTTGGCTGGATGCAAATCTGTTCAGTATGTACCGTTCGAGACTGTGAGGACTGACAGTGTGTATGTTGACCGCTATTTGCGTGACAGCATATATCAACGTGACAGTGTGTTTATCAACCGATGGACAGCAGGAGATACCGTCTATCAGGATAAGGTCGTTTGGAAATACGTCTATCGTGACAAGGTTAAATATGACACGGTGGCCATATTACGTTCAGATTCGGTCCGTGTACCTTATCCTATAGAGCGCAAACATACAAAATGGGAACAAATAAGGTTGGATGTTGGAGGATGGGCTATTGGTTTTGTCATTATTACCATCTTGATTGTCGTAGGATACAGGATGTATAAACTCAAGAAATAATACGATAATGGGAATACCTTTTAATTCAATGGCTGCCGGCTTGGGATAGACAAAATTGTCGTTCTTAGCTACGGCAACCATTTTTAGCTTTTTATTTTGATTAAAATTAGTTATAGTATGGCAGGTAATACTCAAGAATTTGTTACGATAATTCGCCTTAATTCGGACGAAGCGAAAAATAATCTTGTTGAACTAAAGAAAAAGGTAGACGAACTTACCGTTGCTCGAGATAAAGCTATATCAGCTAAGGCAGATACAAACTTTATAAAAGACCTTAACAAGGATCTGAAAAAAGCTCGAGCTGAACTGAAAGCCTATGATACCGATGTAAATAAGACAATTAAAACAATCAATTCTTTGTCTACGGCGTCAGTCGGCGAGATTGAGACTGCCATGAGAGCATTACGCCGTCAGATGAAATCTACATCAGATCCGGCTGATTGGCGTAACTTGTCGGCACTTATGGATACCTGCAAGGAAAGACTGGATGAAATAAAGAACTCTGCATCTCAGACGGATGAGATGTTTGAAAAAATATCCAGCAGCGGTAAACTTGTCGCATCTGTATTGGCCGACATCGACAATGCTTCCGTTGCTTCGCTCAAAGCAGCACAGTCATCGATTGAACAACGACTGACAACTATTAATCCGAGCTCAGCTAATTATGAGGAACAAAACGCTAACCTGCTTAAGATAAAAGCCAGGCTCGCCGAAATTGGCGACAAACAGAAGCTAGTAAATACGATTGTCGACCAATATAATAGCGAACTTGATAATGCCGGTTTGGCAATGCGAAAGGTCGCTACAAACACGGAGCTTGTCAACCGTACAATGAAGTCGCTAGACAAGGCGTCAATCAGGGACATTGAATACTCGCTGCGCATCGTCAATAACGAGCTGAAGGACATGGAAAGAGGTACGGAAGAATTCCGACAGATGACAAAGAAAGCCAAGGAGCTGAAAACACAACTCGAATCTGTTAGGGCGGAAGGCGCTGCACAAGAGTCATGGATTAACCGGTTAGCGGACAAATTCAACCGCATGCAGACGCTTGCCTTTTCGCTAATCGCATCTCTTACCGGCCTTACGATTACCATGCGTAAATCAACGCAGGACTTTCTGGATATGGATTCGGCTATGGCTAATGTTACTAAGTACACAGGCCAAACCATGGAAGAGGTAAAGGAAATGAACAAGTCATTTCAACAGATGGATACGAGGACATCGCGCGAAGAACTTAATGGGCTTGCTGCTGCTGCCGGACGGTTGGGCATTACTAACGAAAACATGATTAAGGAATTTGTCGACGGCGCTGACAAAATACGTGTCGCACTTGGAGATGACCTCGGAGAAAATGCTGTTGACCAAATCGGAAAACTCGCACAAATGTTTGGTGAGGATAAGACCAGAGGACTACGTGGCGCAATGCTCGCGACAGGCTCGGCGGTTAATGAGCTGGCGCAAAATTCTTCGGCGTCAGCATCATACATGGTTGACTTTACAGCACAACTATCTGGTGTTGCAATACAGGCAGGTATTACGCAAAGCGAAATGCTAGGCCTTGCTTCGGCACTCGATCAGAACGAGCAAGAAGCTGCTACGTCTGCTACTGTCTTTTCTCAGCTTATTACTAAGATGTTCCAAGAACCGGCAAGGTTCGCTAAAATTGCTGGTTTGGAAGTTAAGGAGTTTAGCCGAATCATGAAAGAGGATGCTAATACCGGCTTGATAAAGTTTCTTGAATCTATGAGGTCAAGAGGTGGATTTGATGCCATGGCACCTTTATTCCAGGAAATGAAACTTGACGGCACTCGTGCTGTTGGTGTTTTGTCGTCAGTCGCATCACACCTTGACCAGGTTCGACAAGCTCAAGCTCTTGCTTTTCAAGCTTACGAGGATGGCACGAGCGTCATTAACGAATTTAATGTTCAGAACAATACTGAACAGGCACAACTTGACAAGGCTAAGAAAAAATTCCATGACTTGTCTGTTGAGCTTGGTGAACGACTTCTACCATTAATGAGATATGTCGTAACGACAAGTACTTTGCTCGTTAGGGCTATCTATAACTTGATCACCTTCATTATTAAGTACAAAGCAGAAATTGCATATCTCATTGTGTCTGTTACGTTGCTGACAGCTGTTTACAAAGCATCTACACTGGCAACTTATGCCTGGTATGTGAAAGAATATACACTGATGCTACTGCATAAGACGCATAATGTCTTGATAAAAACACGAATTGCCTTGATTGGAACGTTGCGTGTTGCTGTTGCATTGCTTACCGGCAATATCACCAAAGCTGCTGCAGCCTTGAAAGTTATGAGGGCTGCGAGTCTGACAAATCCTTATACTGCATTGTTGGCCGTTGTCCTTTCTCTTGGCTATGGAATTTACAAATTGTACAGCTACATCAAAAGTAGCAGCGAAGAGGCCAAGAGGAATGCCGAAGCCGTTAAACGCATGAAAGACAGCTACAATGATATAAAACAAGTTCAACAGGAGGCTGCATCAGCACATTCAGCTGAAATAACACAGATACAGACTTTGCGAAGGGTACTCGAGAATGCGAACAATGGCATCAGGGAGAGGCGAAAAGCATTGGTGCAACTGCAGGGTATTGTGCCTCAATATCATGCTGATCTCACATCTGAGGGAAAACTCATTAATAATAATACATCTGCTCTTGATAATTATGTCAGCAATCTTAAAAAGGCTGCCCTTGCACAGGCTGCTTTGAATAAAATGGCAGGCCTTAATGCGTCGCTTATGAATGTTGCTGGCCTTAAAGCTGATCGTGAGAATAATCAGAACGGTAAAGTTTTAAGAAATTTATTAAAATATGGGTTCGATCCAAGGACGCAGGAATACGGCAGCTATATCAGTGGCGGAGGATATGTAAGGGATAAAAAGACAGGGACGTTCATTTCCCATCTGACAGATGAACAGCTCGCCGGTATCAACAGATGGATGAAGGCGTATAACTATAATGTCAAGAAGATACAGGAATACACTAATACTGCTTCTCTTCTTAACAAACGAATTGATGCAGTTCAAGACTATGCTGCAAAGCAAGGTGCTGACTTTACGCAGAACACGGCACAGAACATGCAGGCAGGCAACGCTCCTTCATCAACGAATATATCAAATGATAACAATAAAAAACTTGAGGAGGAAAGAAAAGAACGTGAACGTCAGTTTAAGAAAGAGATGAAGGACAAAGAGACTGACATGAAAACATCATTGCTTGATGTCGACGCACAGTATACTTCGGGACAGATTAGATATACGTTGTATATAAAACAACGCCTTGAGGCATTGCAAACCGGTTATGATAATCAACTCGAATTGCTTAAGAAATACGGAAAGGCTGAAACATCAGAGTATGATAACTTATTGGCAAAGAAAAAAGAAGCTGACGCGCAATATCTTAAGGATAAGGCCAAGATTGATGAACAGGATCTGCAGAGGACAAAGGTTCTTGCTGAAGCAAAGATTAAGGCAATGTATTACGACCCCAATAATGCCATATATATGGACGAGGACGCTATGAATGAGGCTCTATTCCAGAATGATGTTCAATTTCTGTTGAAGAAAAAGAACCTTTATAAAGAATCTGCAGAGGAATATCGCCAGCTGGAAGAAGAAATTGACGACATGGAATTTAAACATAAACTTGAACAGGAAACATCCTTCCAACAGAAAGTCCTGAAAATGAAAGAGGAATATCTTAATATGGGCTCGTCAAGGAAAAAGGATATTGAACTGAAAGCTCTCGATGAAATATATTGGAAAGCTCTAATCTCAGAAGAAGAGTATCAACAAATGAAACTTTCTATAATGCTGAAATATTCCGAAAAGTATAAGACGCAGGAGCAAAAAGACAAGGAAAATGCAAATATGATGTTGTCACTGGCTAAGGATATGGCCGGTATTAACGAGAATAATCAACAACCGGGCGACGCCATAACAGGCATAGCATCTATATTTACCTCAGTAGAGCAGCAGCGGAAAGTAAATGAGGCCTTAAAGACTCTTTACCAAGAAGATGTTGGCAATTACGAACAATATATCCAGGCTAAAAAAATCAGCGATGATGAATTCCAAAATGAGAGGCTTAGGGCTTACGCTGCCACATTCAGTTCCATAGCTAGTATGTTAGGTTCGTTTTCATCCTATTCTCAAGCCTGTGCTGACGCCGAGACGGCCAAGATACAGCAGGAATATGACAAACAGATTGAAGCGGCAGGCAACAATTCTGCCAAACGTGAGAAACTCGAAGAGGAACGGGACGAGAAAATTCGAAAAGCAAAAAATGCAGCGAACAAGCGAGCCATGCCGATAGAGATAGCGCAGGCTATAGCATCTACGGCTGCTGCTGCAATTAATGCTTATGCTTCAGCTTCTGAGGTCTCATTTGTTTTGGGCCCTATAGCTGCAGCTGCTGCAACTGCTGCCGGTATGGCACAAGTTGCCATTATCAAGAAACAGCATGAGGCACAGTCTGCCGGATATTATGAAGGTGGCTTTACCGGGGGTACGAATTATCGTAGGAAGGCAGGCTTTGTTCATGAGGGGGAATTTGTCGCTAACCACAACGCAGTCAACAATTCAGCGATTAGACCGGCATTGCAACTTATCGACTTGGCACAGCGTAATAATACTGTTGGCAGTCTTACTGCTGCTGATATCACAAGGTCATTGAACACTGGAGGCAATGCGATAGTGTCCGCACCTGTTGTTAACGTTACTACAGATAACGAAGCTCTTAATGCAACAATAAATTCTCTACATGATGTTCTTGGTAGACTTAATGTCATTCTTTCCAATGGCAGGATAAAAGCATCTGTTTCAATTGACGGCGAAGACGGAGTGGCATATAATCTTGACAAATACAACAAAATGAAAGGTAGAAAATGA